CAGAGCTAAGCATCCAAGAGATGGTTGAGCTCATCATCAGTGAAGGTATACGTAAAGAAGTAAATTTACTTTGTACCTTAAAAGAACCTACACTAACCTTAACAGCAACTCAAGTAAAGTGGATTGAAGAATTTATTAGCCCAGACTGTAAGATAGTTCACTTATCTGGGGATCGTTCAACTGGTAGAACTTCAATGGGAGTTGGAATGGTTTTAACTACAGCGCTATTTCAAGATAGTTCTACCTCTATTATAATATCTTCAAGAGAAGATAATATTATGTACAAGCACAGAAAGACCTTAGATTATCTTAGAACATTTTGCGAGGTGTTTAACTTACCTGAGCTGGTGACAAGAATGAATAAAGATGAGATCGAGCTCAGCAATGGAAGCAAGATCTTCTTTAGGAGAAATACAGAGCATGCTCTCAGAGGAATGTCACTTGATAATGTATTTTTGGATCCTAATGAGCCTATTCGCACAGTTGAAAGCATACCTGAAGAGCTAATGGCTAACATGATCTGCGCTACCTCAATGAAGATGGGTAAGATCATTGTCACACTGGGAGCATAAGTGAAATCAGAGTTTATCAAACAAGCTCACTCAGAGACTGAGTTTACTGCCGAGCAGGTTCAAGAGCTGAAGAAATGTGCCGAAGATCCGGTATACTTTATCAATAATTATTGTTATATCCAGCATCAAAAGCTTGGTAAGATTAAATTTACCTTAAGACCTTATCAAGTGAAGATTGTTAGAGCGCTCCAGCATAACCGTTGGTGTATCTTATTACAACCTCGCCAAACTGGAAAATGTTTTTATAAACAAACACTTATAAATATAAGTGCTAAGCAATCAGGTGAAAATGCCAAGTTAATTAAGGTTGAAGACTTGAGCAATACAGAACCTTGTGAGATATTAGGTCATAATGATATATTAAAATTTATCGGTAAACAAGAATTATCTGATACTTTCATTGAGACACCAACAGGATTTTCAAAAGTTAAAAGACTTTTAAAGACTGTAAAATATAAAGAATATAAAATAACCTTAGCTGATGGTAAAGAACTTATCTGTGCTGATGATCACTTATTGATCCAACCAAATGGTACACCAAAACATGCTATTGAATTTAAAATAGATGATCAAGTACAAGTTTTAGGAGGTTCATCAACTATTATTTCTATTGAGGATCTTCAACAATCATCTGAGATGTATGATATAGAACTTGAAGATGATAATCATGTATTTTATACTAATGGAATATTGTCACATAACACTGAGATAACCTCAGCTTTTGCTTATTGGTTTGCTTGTTTTCAATCAGATAAAAATGTTTTAGTAGCTTCAAATAAACAAAAAGGCGCTACAGTGATTATGAATCGTATTAAGTTTATGTACGAGAGTACTCCAGATTTTCTTCGTCCTGGGGTAAAATATTATAACCGTGGATCAATAGAGTTTGATAATAACTCGACTATCTGGTCAGAGGCCACAACAGAAGACACCGGGCGTGGAAAAACCGTTGGATTTTTTATTTCGGACGAAACCGCGCATATTAAGAAGAATATTCAAGAAGAGATGTGGTCATCTATTTTCCCAACATTATCGACAGGTGGTTCTTGTGTAGTTATGTCTACACCTAATGGAGATCATGAGCTTTTTGCCGAACTTTGGCGCGGTGCAATGTCAAACACTAATGGGTTTGTTCCTATTCAAGTTTTCAATCATGAAGTTCCAGATAGAGATGCTGCTTGGGAAGAGATGATGAAAAATAAGCTCGGTGAACTTCGTTTTCGACAGGAGTTCGGGTGTGAATTTCTCTCCGACGATCCTCTCCTCATAAAATCTTTAACTCTTCAAGGCCTCCGTGAAGCTAACCCAATCTTTATAGATAAGGGTTTTTCATTCTGGAAAGAGATTGATCCTAATAAAACTTACATAGTCGGCGCTGACGTGGCTGAGGGTGTTAATCAAGATTTTTCAACGATCCAAGTCCTTGAGCTTGAGACAATGGAACAAGTTGCAGAGTTTAGAAATAATACAATTAATGAATCTCAGCTCTATAATGCTATTAAGTATATTATTACTAAAATTCTATCTTATAGAGATCAAAGAACCGGTAGATTTCCAACTATATACTGGTCATTTGAAAATAATTCTGCCGGTGCAGCGATAGGCACGCTTTATTTTAATGATGATAAATTTCCAGATGAGGCTACTCTATTAAGCAGTAATGGTGAGCGCGCAGGATTTAGAACTGTTAATAAGCCAAAACTTGAGGCATGTCGACACCTGAAAAACTTAACTGAAAAATCTAATGGTAACTTAAAAATCCACTCAAGGTTATTAATCTTCGAGTTAAAAAATTATATAGCTAAGGGTGCATCTTACGCTGCAAAGCATGGAGCAACAGATGATTTAATCTCAGCGATGTTAATTATTATGAGAATGATAAAACAACTTTCAGAGTATGAACCAGAAATATTCCAATCATTATATTCTACAGAAGAAGATTTTCATGATGAAACTTCAAATGACTTTGATGAGCCAATGCCGTTTATAATGTAATTCTGTAAAATATACTTTTTAAAAGCTTAATGTTATAATCTTCTTTATTTAAAGGATATAAAGATGACAAAAATATTATTAATGCTATTTGTTATATGCTCTCTAACTTTTTCTACAATTTCTGAAGCTAAAGTTCAGCATAATCAAAAATCTACAAAACACAAAGTAAATAGCCCCAACGTAAATGCTAGAATTGTTATGATCTTTGATGAACAAAAACAAAAAACTTTATTTGATAAAAACCCTAATAAAATGTCATCAATCGCGTCAATCACTAAATTAATGACTGCTATGGTTGTGTTGGATGCAAACCTACCCAAAGATGAACTTGTATATATTGGGAAAGATGATATTAAAAGTAAGTTAAAATCAAGATTGAAGATTGGTGATAAATTTACCAGAGAAGAAATGATACAGATCATGTTGATATCTTCAGAAAATCGTGCAGCCTTAGCATTATCTAAAGCATATCCTGGAGGATTACCAGCTTTTGTTAAAGCCATGAATGATAAATGTGCTGAATTAGGAATGGAGCATTCTCAATTTTTCGAACCTACTGGGCTAGATAGAAATAATATGTCTACTGCTAATGATCTTGTAAAAATGGTGATCGCTGCAAGTTCCTATCCTGAAATTCATAAAGCTTCTACTACATCATCTCACTTAGCTGATGTTGAGGGTAGAAAGTCATTGATGTATCATAACACAAATCAACTGGTGAATAGTGATGGTTGGGACATTATTATAAGTAAAACAGGATATATTAGTCAATCTGGCCAATGTATAGTAATGCAAACCATGATTAATGATAATCCTGTTATTATTGTAATTTTGCATTCTAGAAATAAATTCACAAGAGTGTCAGATGCTAAACAAATTAAAAAGTGGGCTGAAAAACAACCACAATTAAAAATTCGTTCAGAAGTTAAGCAAGAAGATAATTATCAAAAAAGTTTATTATCAGATCCAGGAGAAGATTTAGTTTGTAAAGAAGCTGATTATATGGCAGAAACTGATAGCACACCACCAACTGTTAAAGAAGAAATTCCTGAAAATATACAAACAGATAATAATGTAATACAATAATCTTATAAATAGAAATGATCTACTGAAAAGTAGACACATTCATAATTTAGTAATACTAATCATAATTTTAATAAAGGAAATATCATGGATATCGCAACACTCAAAGCAACATCCAGCGAAAAATCAAACGAAGGCCAAAATAGCGAAACTAACACAGTAATTTGGTCAAATTCTGGTTATAATTCTCCATTTTACAATATGGATCTTAATGAGACTGCAGAGTTTAGCTTCCTACCAGATCTTGATGATATCCTCCACTTGGCTTTATTATAGTTAAATTAGTAGACACATTCATAATTTAGTAGTAATAATAATAATCATAATTTTAATAAAGGAAATATCATGGATATCGCAACACTCAAAGCAGCATTCAGCAAAAAATCAAACGAAGGCAACAACGACGAAACTAACACCGGATTTTGGCAAAAATTCTTCCCATTTTACAAGATGGATCTTGATGAGACCGTAGAGTTTCGCTTCCTACCAGATCTTGATGATGAGAACCCACTCGGCTTTATCGTAGAAAATCGTTATCACGAACTATTGATCAATGGAAAGAAAAAGCGCATTGCTTGCTCAAACATGTACGGCGAGCCATGCATGTGTTGTGATCTATCCAAAAAGCACTATGATGAAGGTGATGAAGCTCTTGGTAAGAAATTTTGGCGCAAGATCGATTACATCGCTCAAGGTGTAATTATTTCAACTCCATTTGAATATCCTATTAAAGATGATGAAAATCCAGTTCGCATGTTATCACTCTCAACAAAGCTGTATAAGGTTATTGAGTCGAAGATCGTTAAGGGTGACCTTGATGAGATGCCTTATGACATGATCAGCGGTTATAACTTCAAGATCTATAAGACAAAACAAGGTGAAT